GATAAAAAAATTGCTCAGCTGTCGTCGGCGTCAGATTGGGATATTTTTGTTCGGCATCCTCTCTCCACTTTACAGGCACATAGTCCTCTACATACTCCGCGATCAGCTGCGACCAACTCTTCTCCGTCGGACTCACACCATCGCTGAACGCCTCCTTCCGCCGCCATAGAACCTCGTGCGGCAGTGTAACTCCATCATCAAATGCCCGCCGCAGAATCCACTTCTCACACAAGCCATTCTTCTGGGGCCGTAGCCACTCCGTCGCAATGGAGCGCGCCACATTCACAAACTGCTTGTCTAGAAACGGCGTGCGCGGCTCCAGCCCATGACAGCTAATCGTCCGATCGGAGCGCAGCACGTCGAATGAATGAATCTCCCCCAGAAGACGGCTCACCTCCTCTTCATACCCCGAATCGTGCGGCGCATTGTAGAAATACAGATAGGAGCCGAAGACCTCATCACTTCCATCTCCATTAAAGACGACCTTACAGTCCGACTGCCGCGCCACCTCCCGCGCCACGAGCCAGTTCCCCACCGATGCGCGCACAGTTGTCGTGTCAAATGACTCAATCGTCTTAATAACCTCAGGAATCGCATTAAGAAAGTCGCGCGGCTCCAGCACAATCTCGTGGTGGTCCGAATCAATCCAGTCCGCCACCTTCCGAGCATATAGAAGGTCCTGAGAACCGAGCATGCCGACGCTAAATGTCTTCAGCTTCGGCCCACCGACTTCCCGCATCTCTTTGGCGACAAGCGACGCAATCAGACTGCTATCCACGCCGCCACTCAGAAGGGCCGCAATAGGCCTCTCGGCCAGCATCCGCTTTCGCACAGCACTCACAAGCGCCGTTCTCAAGCCAGCACATGCCATTTCAAGACCCGTCGGCTCAACCGACGAATACAGCGGGTTTTTTAGATTCTGGATGTGATGGAACTTCGCGCTATATGTGCACACAAACGTCTCCGTGGTGTAGATCTGGCATGTGCCAGGCGGAAACTGCAGTGCCGACGGGACAATCGGCCACATACCCTTAATCTCGCTGGAAAAGAGGAGACCCGACGTATATACCTGACGCGCATTGGTGAGACCGAGGCGCTGTCCCATAAAGAGAGGGCGAACACCATAAGGATCGCGACCTACCGTTATTGTCCTCGCAATCTTATCGACAATCACCATGGCAAACACACCATCCAGTAGTCTGAAGAAGACATCGGGCGTCGCACCACCATCTATCACAATCTTCTGATATAGCGGCCCCAGCACTTCGCAATCACTTCCCGACCGAGTCTCAATACCATAGGTCTCCGCCAGCTGCTCCCAGTTGTAAATCTCGCCGTTACACATCCAGATGAGACGCTCATCCCGCATTGGCTGCATACCGTCGGGATTCAGCCCGTTGATCGCGAGACGGGCAAATCCGAGAATGACGCCGCTCATATCAACACGGACCATCTGTTCGGGCCCCCGCGGCTTCAGCTGTTTTATACACCGTTCTGGATTATCAATGACTTCGTTGCATAGGCCAAGGTATGCCCAAATGCCACACATCTCTTTGTAAAAATGTTTGCGGAGTTTAGATGGGAGACGCTAGTGACATACTTCGCAAAATCCAGTCACAGACGAGATACAACTATCTTCTTAACAACTTGATGAGCACGCAACCGATGGCAAATATTAGCAGCTGCGGCGCCAGTGGCGCCGGCACAGTAAAAATAAATTATACGGATTTTGCCCAGCGCGATGATCTTGCTCTTGGAAAGTATTATGCAAATGGGTGTAGTACAACGACAATTTCTTATATTGTGAATTCGCAGAAGTTATCATGAAACAAAGTCGTCCAGCTGCTTGCTGTGAATATGAAGAATGTAGATGGGCCAGGAATGTCCATGGCGATGAGCTCGAGGATATTTGAGCCCATCACCGTCCCCTGAAGCAGACAAAGCCCACGTAAACTCAAATTGGTCTGTGCGAAAGGCGCACGTCTCGTTCACGAAGCCGACCTGACGCCCCGCCCCATTCCGCTCATCAATCCCTCCAAGATACTGTCCATAAGCCGCAGCATCCCAGACTCCACGGAAGGCCTCCCCATGTGCCGTCGCGAACGGATAGTCACTGTCGCGAATCTCACACTCATTTGAGACTGTCGGTAGGAAATCGGCCTCCTCGTGATTCATCAGGAAGAAACGGCAGCCCAGCCTCATCTCATTATCCCCCGTGTGTGAAAGTCCGAGGATGAAGACATTCATGTCGTGAAGCGCCAGTGTGTTCTTTACATACAGAATACCGAAGGTCAGTTCCCCTCGTCCCAGATAGGGTGCAGCGAGCCCAGTATACTCCTTTCTCAGCGTAGGCAGCATCTGCTCGGCATTAAAGTAGATCATATTGTCATTCTCAAGATGTATGCACTCGGAAATGCCGCTCTGCTGAAGATAGTCCTCCAGAACGAAGAGCCGCTCCGTGCTATACTTCCAGAAACCGCCGCGGAAGTTGGAGTCTAAGATGCAGCGTCTCTGAAATGTGACGCGCTTCACTCCACATTGCACAGACTCGAGTGGAACAAATTCACACCCAATCACTTTATCCCTGTGAACCTCATCTGCAATAAACACAATATGCGCGTCAGGGTTCCACTTCCGAATCTGCCCAATGCATGTATTCACATACTCGGGAAATATCGGGCCCATGTGAATCAGTATAAAGGGGCACGTCATGGTTAGACTCAGAGCGGGTTCTTAATGTCCTTTGATGTTCTAATCCCTTATCATGAAAAGGATTGTTCAATTTTACCGTTCTGCGTTGAAAGTATTAAGCAATATGCCCTCGGCGCAAGGACTATCTATGTGGTATCGGCAGAGGATCCAGAGATTGAAGAGATAACGTGGATTCCTGAATCAAAGCTTCCATTTACAAAAGATGATGTTGCAAATTATATTAAGCATGCGCCTCGCGTCGGTTGGTATTATCAACAGCTTATTAAGCTATATGTATATGATTATTTACCTACCACATCTTCGCACATACTTATATTAGACTCTGACGTTATTTTAAGAAGACCTATTAACTTCTTTAAAGATGATAAGATTTGTTTCTCAATAAATGACGATTATTATGAGCCCTATTTCATTCATATGGATAAACTTATCCCTGGTCTTAAAGGTTTACCACCTTATTCTGGGGTTTGTCATCATATAATGACTCGCAGAGAGCATATGAAGACATTTCTTACACACGTAGAACGTATACACGGAATGCCAGCTTGGAAGGCTATGTTATCACTTGTGAATCCTGAAGATTATAAAGGATCTGGTATGGCTGATTATGAGCTTTATTTTAGTTATTGTTTGCAATATTTTCCAGATGAATATATTATTCGTCCTCTTTACATAGTTAATTTAAAATTTCTCCATGAAATCAATAATTCGGTCGCAGATATGGTCGCGATTCATTCATGGAGATAACTCCTGAATAACTCTCTCCAATACTCAATGTATAAATAGAAAAGGCGCGTATCACCCCTTTCAAGTGGGGGCGGCGGCTCAACATCATCAAAGCTGTCGAGAATATGAAGCTTAAATTCAGGACACGTTTCCAGAAGCCGCACAATAAAGGGTGTTCGCAAAACAATAGGACGAGCCCCACAATATAGACTCTCCCACAGGCGATGCGTATCGTGCGCATTCCCTGGAGGACACAGTGAATACATGCTTTCAGCTAGATAACATAAATACTGTTCCTGTGAACAGCGAGGGGGCATAAAAAGACCAGGAAAAGGAGCTCGCTCCAGGGTCTTTGTCAGCACCGCCCTGCTCGGATGTGTATTTCCAAAATTACTTGCAACCACAAGATTCTTCTTTTCCATGGGGGGCATATGTGCCGCGCCAATCTGGCGCCACATCCGATTCTGAATTCCCATCGGCAGAGAGTGAATACGAGGATGCGATATCACATTATTCTGCGCATAAATATGCGCTCTCGGATATGCCTCTAGAAAGATATTCATGCTTAGCCCACACGGCTCAGTGTCACCATTATCGATGATAAGTAGGCTGACAGACTCAAAATATGAGCAAATGTTATCAACGGAATCCCGAATAAGATCAGTATAGATAGCAATTGCCCCCACCGATTTAGGCACGGTCCACGTCGTATTTAAAAAGAGTTGTCTAGAGGGCTCCACACTCACATCAAGTTTTTTGTGATACTCTTTCTTCTCTTTGTTAAGAATCGTATAATCACAAAGCCCCTGTAGGTCCTCTCCAGAAAAGGGGATAGGGAATTCGGAAAGTTTGTATGTATCCATATCTATATATTCAATCCGCATCATAGTATCTGAGGGGCTTATATGCGCCAATCTCTGAAACTGCCCTGTCAGAGGCATAATAAATCGCTCCTCGGCATCTCCCAAGAAGGCTGCCGTCCATGCGAATGTGCTGTTTGATGTCATAAGCTTCTTGGCGCGTCTAAGTGTAGCATGGTCCTCCAGAACACTTGACGAAATGACGGTCGGTCGCAGAGCCTCGAACATCGCAAGATAGAGTCCCTCTTCTTGCTTCGTCGGTTTCTGCAGAACAAGTGTGATTGGATCAGACCGTCTCCGAAGTTCTTCCAGGTAGACCCGAGGATGGATGACCTGCTTCGCCACCTGGAAATCGTCAAGGCGGAGATGGACAACAAGGCCGCCTGCCTCTACACCTTCCGCTGCCATCAGATCGCATACTCGCAGACCATACCGTATCAACTCTTTGTTATCGAGGGTAAACAGAGAGCGGAGCCAGGGACGCATGTAGAGATAGATTTCCGCCGTCTGAAAATATCCATTGAGATAGATATCTCTTTTTTTGAGTGGATGGTCAAGAAGCCAGCAACTTTCTTCTATTACAGACTCGCAAAACCAGTTCCATGAAAAGGAATACTGCCCCTCGTCTGTGTCATTAATTATATATGGATTACTGAGCATACATTTGTAGTCAACGAGAGTATGTCCGAATACTCTAGAAATAATTTTGGCCGCCATATATTGTATAATATTGTTACCAAGTCGCCCATTTCGGACGAAATATATATTTGGCATATCTAAATACAATAAGATATAGTATTTAGATGGAAAAAACCAAATACGACCGTGTCAAGGAGACAGTAAATCTTCTGAAGGGCCTGCTTAACAATGGAATCTCGGATACGAATGACGCCTATTCACAGACGAAGGCCCATCTAGATGAGTGGATTAAGACAGGGGAGGCCGCGACCCACGTCATTGAAATGCGCACATACAAGCGGACGGCCTATCTTACTCTTCCGCGAACTGCGGATAAGGCTGCTGAAATGGTGTTAAAGGCTCAAAAGCCTCAGGGCTCGTCGTGATAATCTGAGTTTTGAAGTCTCTGTCCAGCCGCTTAACTCTGTGAATCTCCAGCGGTCCCTTCAATGCAAACTTGGGCCGCCACGTCAAAACTCCATGCAGTGATGAATAGATGCATAGAATGTTGCCTCTCTCCATCAATACGAAGAACTCATTGAATTCCATCTCTTCTTTGTCTCCCCTGTCTAAAGATAATACCAAGAGCAAGAAGAGCGAGGAATGGCCATGCGCAGCGGCATTACAAATGAAGGAGCCTTATACGAACTTCTGGCCAGAGGAAACAAAGACGTGTATTTTTTCAACGACGATTTCTCATCGGTCTCGCCGTATGATAACCGATATAACCCAGTCCCCGCACAGCTTCACGAACTCCGACGAATCCCTCCACTGAACGGCGCCGACTTTGGTCGGACATGTGAGTTTGAGTTTGAGGCCGCAGGAGAAGTCTTCGTGGATCCGACTCTCGTGATTGACTTGCCGAGTTGGCTTCCGCCCCATGTCGCCGCCTCAAACCCTAAGTCCGTCATCACTGATGCCGACGGGGTCAGTTATGGCTACACGAACGGAATTGGCTATTTCCTCTTCAGCAAAATTCAGATTTACCAGGACCAGCTTCTTCTCCAGGAGTTCACTGGCGATGCACTCTACGCTGCGAGCAGGGCGCGTGGCTCTCTGAACTCGGCCTTTCTGGAGAATAAAATCACTGGCGTCCATTCTGGCTCGGCCCTGGAGATAGGGCGGGCCGCGACACCCGGTCGCCTGCGTCTCCACCTACCTCTTCTTGGATGTCAGCACCCAGACGATGGAGGATTTCCCAGTATCGCGGCAAGGGCGCAGACATACAAGCTGCGTGTCACTCTACGCCGCCTCGAGGACCTCGTGGAAGCGAGCGATTCCAGGCCGAAGCCTGTGCCGTGGGGACGCAGCGACCTGGGACCAGTTGCAACTCTGCAGCGCACTGCCATCGCACCTATCACTCTTCAATTAGAGACTCGCCATATCTATGTGGACCCTGATACTCGCGAGAGACTCACGCGCTCCTCTCTAGAAATCCCCTTCTCTCGCCTCTACGAGAATACATTTACATATGGCGCGAAGGACTATGAACCACTCACAAGAGGCGCAGTCGCGAACGGAACTCGGCGTGTGGACGCCACACACCCCGCTGGCAGACTCCTCTTCTGGTTTCACAAAACCGCCGATCTACGTGCCAACAAATACACGAAGATGACGCAGGATGACGGGACTGAATATTATAACAATGTCTCTCTCATCATTGCAGCGCGCGACCGCGAACCGCTGAACACACCTCTCCTCTGGAATAAGCTCCAGCATCTCGCCAAGGAGGAGCGCGACCCTGGTCCTGGACTCGGCACAATGAACTGGGATCTCGGCGACTTGCGTGGTCGCGAAGGACCCTACCAGCACCAGCCCGAGGGAGCGATAAACTTCACGACAGCGGACAGGCCGACCATCTATACTGATCTCGCGAACGTTCCCGTTGACCCCGTCTCTGGTCAGAAATCCACCGAGATGCGCGTCATTGTGGATTCGTGGGCTATTGCGACCTTTGAGAAGGGTCGTGGTGGTTTAAAATATGCGAACTAAAGTCAGATAGATGAGACTTCTCACATATAATATCCACGGGCTTCCGTGGTGTAAAATAAATGTTCCTGCCATGATTGATTGGATTTTCAATAATTCAGGAGCAGAAATCGTCTGTCTTCAGGAAGTTTTTTCAAAGGAACATAGAAAGCTCTTTTGGAAAAAGGCGGAAGAAAAGGGGTGGACGTTTTTGGCACCGAATGATCGCATTTATGGCGGGTATATAGTTGGCCTTGAGAATGGGAGCGGACTTTTAACTCTTCTTCATCCCAAGTTTCATGTGCTCTCAAATCCCAAATTTGAGGCATTTACTAGTGTATCAGGCGCCGACGTAGTCGTGAAGAAGGGCTTCTTTACGGTGAATATGTGCGATGGCAAGAACGAGTTCCAGGTTATCAACACGCATATGCAGTCTGATATTACGGAGGCGTGCTGTATTCGTCTAAACTTCAATGCCGCCCGCCACGCGCAGGAAGAGCAACTATTTGTCGCTGCTAGCCGTTGTGAATTTCCTCTTATTGCCGGCGACGCGAATACATGTATCTTCAAGTGCTTCCACCGCGTAGATCAAGAGACACACGCGACATTTCCCGATACGGAGGAGCACTTGGACCACCTTCTGTGTCTTTCACGAGACATACGACGGGTTCAGCATGTTGAAACGGTCTATCACGATGATATGTTATTGAGCGACCATATTCCAGTGGTGTATAGGATTATAATATAAATAGATCATAGAATGGCGGGACGCAGTATTGAATACAATCTTCCACGTGGAAACATGTGGCAGCCGGTAAGTCCCGCGAATGCTGTAAAAGCACAGATGAAAGCACGAGCTAATCAACGTCTGCCACTCGAGCTGCGGCGTAATAGAAATACTTATCGGGCGGCGGTAAAGGTCGCTGAACGAAAAAATCAAATACGCGCAGCCCAGGCGGCGGCGGCGGCAGCACCGATAAGTTCAGCGAATATCGCATTCCAAATGCGGCTTAATGAAAAGGCGGCTGAGCGGAGGGCTTTACAGAATAATCACAGAGCCGCGCAAAATGAAATACGGCGTCAAAGACATATTAACGCTTCAGAGGCAGCGCGAGCGATGTTAAATGCCGAAGGTGATAATGATGAGGTGAATTTCAACAGCGAGGTAAATTCTAGGAATAATCTTAACCCCATAATAACAAATCTTCAATCTCAGATTTATGCGTTAGAGCATGCGAATCCCGTGAATTCCGTGAAACTTGAAAAGGTAAGAGCATTATTAGAGGTGACGGAAGCACAGGAAATGATTCGGCGTATAAATGAAGAATTACCTCGACTTATTTTGGAATACGGAGAGAACTCAATAGACGTCAGAGTTATGCTTGATGCAAAACAAGAGGCTTTGGAGCGGTCTATTGATGCTGTCGCGCATCTTGAAGCGTTACAGGCATCTGGAGGTCGCAGACGCAAAACACGCAAACATAAAAACAGACGCGCTTAATATCCAAACAGCATTCCAGCCCGCCCACCATAGACCCGCAGAATATTATACGTCTCCGCCCACACATAGACCTGATAACGCGGCACGTCATTCGGATTCGCAGAGCCGCGATTCAGATGGAGTTCTAGTGCCAGCTCAATATTCAATATCTTATCCAAATTTGCCTCACCTGTTGCGAGAGACGCCGCGATATGTCCATGCTGGAGGTCAAAAGGGAGCGTATACATATACCGATTCACCCATGGACTCTTTCTCATTTCCAGCGACGGAATCAGAGAGCGGAACATGGAGGGCGAATCCGTCCAGTAGCGAGTGAGTTTACCTTCATAGATTAGTGCAAGAGAGGACAGAGGTTCTGATTCTCTTGTGCTGAATCCAGGGCTGAGGTCGCCGAGAGCATAGACATTGAGTCCCGACGCATCGGGCCACCAAGGGGCCACATTGACACCCTGGCCAGAGAGGTCCCGCGTGGCCAAGAAGGGCGCATTGTAGCGGGCAGCCTCCCACCGCTGGAGATAGAAGAAGAGTGTGCGCGTGGGATTCGGTACCTTCAGTGGAAAACGAATATTCGTCGCCCGCTGAGTATCGAGTGGTTCAAACGGGTAATGTTGAGGGACGGGAATCTGGATGTCTGCGATGCGGAAGCGGTTAGCCTCGGGCCGATCCAGATAGATGTATTCAGCCATCACATACGTGTCTCCTAGCGGTAGAACAGTTGGCATTTTCACACCGATGGGCGAGGCCTTCACGGTGACACCAGGTCCAGTAAGACCCGTGATGGGAGCCCCTTGCGGATTCAAGTAATAGAATGGGCTGCCCGCTATAGGAAAATATGACTCTCCAGCCAGACTCACATTCGGTGTCGGCGGCGACTGCTGCGCCGAGCTCACAAACATACTTCCTAGCGCTGAGAAGGTCACGCGCAACGTGACAGCATCCGACTGGATTGCGTCAATCGGTAGAAACGCACCGCTATCGCCACTGGAGAACCAGAAAGGAAGTGGTGTCACCGCCACCGTTTGTGTATCTTCTAGGCCGAAGACGCCCACGCGGAACCCATTATCCTTTCTAGGGAGTAGCGAGTTCATGAGCGTCGTCTTTTCAAGAGGCGTGTAGAACTCGTCAAGAACCTCTAGAAGACGGCCATCCAGACGTTCACAGCGGGCTCCACCAATATCAATGCTGGCCTCCGTAAGAACCGCGTGGCCGACGGAGTTCGTCCAGCCGAATGTGGGACCGAGAAACTTGAAGCCTGATGCATCGCACGCTTTCCGTGCGGCCAGCTGGGCCGCCGAGATGTTTGGGAGAGTCGTCACCAAGTATAAGCGGGAAATGAGCTGGCCCTTGCGCGGAAGGGTCATGGTTGCTGAGGAGCCGAGCACAGGCCGAGTATCAAACTCCAGGCGCGTGAACTGGGTGGTGAAGCGACCAGCACGGATAAACGCTTTTATGAACATTTGTATGCGAGGCTGGCCTTTGACGGGGAGGAGCCGACTGTCTTGAACTCCACTGTTTAGGTTTCGTAGGAGGGCGGCCACCATCTTCTGTAGAAGGCGGTCTTTTACTTAGACTGGTATAAACCCTACTACCGCTTTCAATAAAGATGGATACGACCAAGTTCTTATATGAAGGATGTCTTGTATGGACATTAACAACATCAGGTTATAAGTTTCTCACATTGAATTTGTATAGACATCTACAGGCCGCAAAAGTCCCATGGAAATTGGCTATTGTTTGCGCGGACCACCCTTCCTATCGTTTCTTTCAAATGGAAGGAATACCGTGTATTCTCTACTCAAAGGCTCAGCGCGAGAGTCTTGGTAAACTTCTTCAGTTCGGATCAAAACCGTTTCAAGAGATAAACCTGGTAAAGCTGGATATCTTGAATACATTTGCCTCTCGGAACACCATTGAGACGTGTGTATATATAGATGGTGATATTGTCGTAAAAGGCGATTTTCTTCCAGATATAAGAGCCCGGTTGGACACGACGCCGCTCCTCTTTCAATGCGATGAACAGAAGACCACGTGTTGCACACCTTGCCGCAATTGCTGCACGGGGTTCATTGCGTGGAGGTCGGGTCATGATGGAGGGATATTCAATATAACCGATAAAGCGGTTTGGGTCGCAGCCCCCGAGGACCAACGATGGGTTAATACTAAGTTACAGGCGACGTCTATTCCTTATAATACTCTTCCTCGAGATCTATATCCAAATGGTGTTTTTGTAGATGCACAGCCGGCCAACTTTCTTGTTCTTCATTACAATTGGATGGTGGGCAATGCAAAAATTTTAAAGATGAAAAAAAATGGTCACTGGATTATTCCTTATATGTAACTATCGCGGCGTATCCGCCGTGAGATAGTGGATTGTTCCTTCTAGGTAGATGGGGTATGGAGTTTTACTCGTTACAGCATTCGTTATCACACTCTTCTTATATCTATATTTCCAACCCGTGCCGCTCCCACCCCACATCTACTACATCAATCTTGACAAGCGCCAAGATAGAAATAAAGAATTCCTCGGCGAAATGGCTCGCCTGAATATTGTGAACTTCACGCGAATCTCCGCCACCCACATGCCGAAACGCGGCGCCCTCGGCTGCTCCCTCTCCCACATTAAGGCGCTCGAACTATTTCTTGAATCCACTCACAGCGAATCTTGTATCCTAGAGGATGATTTCACATTTGTCTTGGGACAGTGGCAAGTTGCCTCTCTCTTCAAGACTCTCCAGACGGTTCCTTACGACGTCTGTCTGCTCGCGGCAAATGTTCTCCGCTCTGAGCCGACTGAACACGCCTTCTTACGCAAAGTCGACGACGCACAAACAACGGCGGGGTATTGCGTCAGCAAAGCATATGCTCGAACTCTTCTAGCCAACTTCAAGGAAGGCGCCGCGAAGCTCAAGGAGGGCTTCGAGACGGACGGCAAAAAGGAACCACGCTTCTGCCTCGACATCTTCTGGAAGAGTCTCCAACCGACGGCTAAGTGGTATGTAGTGAATCCGAAGATGGGAATTCAGCGCGACTCATATTCGGATATTGAGGAGAGGTCAGTGAGATATGGAGTATAATAAGCTAGACTTTCAAACACAAAGACGCTAAACTACGAATATCTCTTAGATAATAATGTGCTTTACTGTCAATGCCGCCATTAGAAACCAAGGCGTGTAGTTCAGCTACGAAGAAGTTGATTCTTTTTTGACATTCGGTGCGCATACTATGGTGTTGTTGTTCTCCAGCGCTGCGAGGTAAATTAACCCATCTTAGTTGTTCATCAATGAATTCACAGAATGGCTCAATCTTACCATATTCGTTAGAAAGTGGTTTTTTATTCCATACTAGAATGGGATTATTAACCAACTGTGGTGGTAGTAATTTACTATATTCTACGACATTAAACTGAGAGAAGAATGATTTAAAACCTAGTAAACACCCAGATAAGGCCTGAGCTTCTGTTTTGTATTTCTCAACAAGACTCATTTCTTATTATAATCGTAATCTAGCAAAGTATACTTTCAATTTTATGGAGCCTAGTCCTCAGCACATTAAAAATGTGCGCTGGCTTAGTCCTCAAAAATAGATCCCGCCAGTCCATTCTGGAACCGCAGCCAGTTAATCCCCAGACAGAAGACCTTCACCTCCCACTCGGGCCCTCCCTTCACTTCCAGCACAAGCCGCAGACTCTGCACGCGGCTCGCATTCAGTGTCCCACTCGGCTGGTGGTCGCCAGGATGGCGAGCGAACGGATAGCCATAGATAAACTTCTCATATGGGACAATGCCCCCACGATGGTGACGAGCGATCAACTCGCGATAGTATCCCTCTTCAGCATCGCATATCGTCACGCCATTCACTTGTAGAACCGCATTCACAAGCAGAGGCTCAGGCCGATTGTAAACTGCATCATAATCCTTCTCAAGAACATTCCCATAATTTGTCCACTCGTTGTTTCCCGCAACATCCTTGCGGCGAACAAACCATATAATCTCCTCTAGAGGGTGGTTCGCCTCAAGCGGCAGCGAAATTCGCACCGTATCTGTAGCGCTATTCTTGGACACGGTGTATTTGAGCGGCTCGGCGAAATAGAAGGTTTGGACCTCCCTGTGAATAATCTCAAATGACTGGCGGAGCATCGCATCACGCATCTTCCCGTCTAGAATGGAGCCGAATGTCACAAGACGCACACTCGTAAGATCAGGTATTGTTGCCAGCATCTTTACCGTGAAGAACTGGTCATACGCAAAGGTTGTGTCGCGGAATGTAATTGCCGTATCGAGCGGCACCGAGTCACACGCGCTGCGAGCGCCACCCCTCTGACGAACACACTGTGTAAATGGCCGTAGCGTTATATGAATTCTGGCGGCCCCCTCTTTTATAGCAATCATTGGAAGGGCCTCGCGGAGTCTGGTGCGCATGAAAAAGAAGGGAAGGACGCAGTGGAGCACACCATCTTCGGTGGGGAACATGCGATTCGGATTCCACTCCAATAATTTCGGAATAGAGCAGCGGCCGAGATGGTCAATCGCAACTCCAAACTGTTCATTCAGATCGGTGAATAGAGAGGCGCACACATTTATGAAATCTCCATCAATCTCTTCTACCGTCTTTCCGTCAATCTCCAACTCCGCCTTTTCAATAATAGCGGAACCGAGTGAGTTTGCATAAAACCATGCCGTCGCAGGATCAGCATATACATATTGACCCGAGCTCACATGCAGCTGTGTAGTCGGATCTAGCCAGTGCGGCAACCTAATCTGCACCGCGCAACCGAGTAGTAAGTCTCCACATGGGACGGAGCCAATGTCAAAGGTGAAGCGCTGGCCGAATGTGGCAGGGCCTCGGAAGGGGAAATCCGCGATGAGGGGGACGCTCGGAATAATACGGCGGTCAGGGTCGCGCGTAAACCAGGTCTGGTCGGTATTTAGTGGAAAAAGGTCGTTATCTTGGCGGTCTCTGGGAGTGAGATCCAGCAATGTTGTAATATCACCTCCAACGCGTTCCATCTAAGATACTATGTTATAATCGGCTTTAGGGTATTATTTACCTACCCTAAATAGAATGGATTGGAGTTTCCTAGATACATATCCAATCTATCTCGTTTCTTCTCACGGAGGATACGATATAGATGAGATAGATGAGGGTGCCGAGCCACGCGAATTTGTTGTTCCGCCCAATGTTTATATTTTTGAAATGGCGGATATTGGAGAGAATTGTATGACACATGTAGACGATCCGACATTAGATCTTACACAAGGTGTAAATCGCAAAGAGTTTAAGCAGTATTTTTTAAATGGGAAGGGTCGCAGTGAAATAAAGAAAAGTATCTTTAGAAATTTGACTTTTTATAAACCAGGTGATTCCATCTACATGCGATACATTAGTATGGGCGAAAACATACGTAATATGCGAGGAAGCTCCTCATATGAGAGTTTCGGCTTCTTTAAATTTAATGTAGATGATCCCGCGATGGAACCCGCCGTCGCACGTGCTAGAGGCGCGATACTTCCTGCTTTAATGCATAGACTTCAGGGCACTGGTGAAAACACCGATACAAATACCAAAGAGGTGATTGATACAGTAATAGCAGACAGCGCGTCGCCATTTCCTGGCGGCATCTTCTTCATGTCTTCGTGTGGCGGACACGGATGTTATAAGGGAATGACTCCTAAATGTATTCGTATCATTGATATTATAACAAAACGTCAGCTTCATCAGAAATTATTTTTACTGAGTGAAAACGTCTCGGGTAGCACAAATGTAGGAAAAGTTCGACGTGGGCGGCAGGGTGTTATGGGATCTTCGGCTACTCCAAGTGGGGTAAATGCCGGTGTTATAGAGAATAATAACGGTATGAATCTTTATATGAATAATAAATCAAAAGCCTATACACCCGCCCAACTACTCAAAATAAAAAAGGCACGGAACGCATTTACAGAAGGCACGGCAAAAAGGGCGCTTGAGGGATTTAGAGCGCAGATGGCGGCGGCACATGCCGCAGCTCGGCAGCCTCTACCGCCAGCTAAAACAAGATGGCAGAAATGTACTGGTTGGTTTTGTGGCCGCGGAGCGAAAGGTGGGCGGAAGACACGTAAGGTGTCTAGACGCAAGTAATTTAGTTTCCCTAATTAGAATGAAAGGGACGCGTCGTTACAATATTCCTTTGTTCGGCGTAAAGCATTGGTATGAGCACGAGATGGAGTCTGTCGGCCACCTCGCGTCCATGGAAGATGCGTATTTACGGCGCATGTATGCCAGCAAAGTTGTCAATGGAATGAATCACCTGACGAAGGCGATTGACGAGAAGGTTGTTGACCCGGGTTACGAGCACAAGAAACGTGATCTGGAGATTATGAAGAGCTCTGTAATGCGGACGATGGAGCACCTCAAGAAGGACTATGATGTGAGCGAGGGTAATATTTCATACAAGTGGAATACTGGTAGTAATAATGTGACAATGCCCTCTTCATTTCAACCCAATATGAGTACTATTCCTTCGTTTGAGCCCAATATGAGTGCCCCTCCCTCGTTCAACGAGAATACACTCTCGCTGAATGAGGATGAACCGATGTCACTTAACGATAATGATTCTATTCTGACACTCAACAACATGAAGAACTTTGCTACTGCGAAGACGAATACCAACACACTGAACCTAAATGCCAATAACATGCCCACTCTCAATAACGCTAATAACATGCCGACTCTCAACAACACTAATAATAATATGCCGAGTCTCAATGCGCCCAGCCTTAATGTGCCGAGTCTCAATGTGCCCAGCCTTAATGTGCCGAGTCTCAATGCGCCGAGTCTTAATGTGCCGAGTCTCAATGCGCCCAGCCTTAATGCACAGATACTTAACAATGCCCCGAGACTCAATAATGCCAATAACAAGAACAAGAATAAAAATAAGAATACGCTAGTCGGTGGTCGCCGTCGCAAACACAAGAAGGCCCGTCACACTCGCCGCAGGTAGAATTTGAAAGGCCACATCCTCTTACACTCTGGACATATCTCATATTGTGGTTGTTTATCGGACTGAACAATCACAGACTTATTGAAATGTATCTTGTTTGTCTCTGACCACCCATATCTCTTTGCGGTATCCAGAGCCTTTATCTTATCTTTATATTTGACCATAAAATGCTCAAATATGTCGCCATCATCTAAATTTGCCGAGCAGTGTTGACATATATAACTTATAACATTCTCTTCACACATTCACCTTTTTTATAAATGCGTTTGAGTTCTTTAAATATGTAGGTAAATGCGTCGTTTGCCGTCAAATTTTTATCCACCAGCTGAATACCAAGAAGCTTCTCATACATACCTGCGACTTCCATCGTGATAAAGGTTGCCGCTCCGTCTTTCAAGATATCAACGACGAATTGATTCCAAGTCTGCGACATGACAGCCTGGTCAGACTCTGGCCTCTCAAGCGCGGCCTCGCACGCGTGCACAAGAAAGGATAGAAGATCCCCCAAACGGTCCTCCGCGAACCAGTCAAAAAACCGCATCTCAATTCCATGATTATAGTGTTTCCTGTAATTGATATCCATGCCGATTTGTTCTAAAGGGTTGTATCCACTTGTCTTGTGATACTTGGTGTACCACCAATACGGCAAGCTACTTCCCTTCACCTTCTTCACATCAAGTGTTAATAGCTTACCCTCTGCCATAGTCTCCGTATCATATGTGCCAATGCCAATATATCTTGCCACACAGCATCGCTGCGACGCCTTCGTATATCGGCGCGAATATCCAGACAGTGGATCGGCAGTTCCATAAACTGCAAGCAAGAGGGGTTCCAGCCACTGAATCATCCGAATACACTGGCGATGCTGGATCTTGAAGAGGTCTGGAAATGCCAGTGGAGCTGGTTCTCCCTCTGCTGACGCCGCCCCAAGAATAGAAGGAAGAGTTAGATTTATATGATATGTTCCATTATTAAACATGACTATATTAGCTGGATTACTATAAAATACAGCAAATCCAGGATTTCGCGGAGGATATTCTAGAAGACCCTTTTCTCGGTGTAGCCTCTTCTCGCCTAAGAAGCGATTTAGCTCTCCAAGAAACTTCTTTTTGTAGTTCACAAGCTCCTCTATAACATCGGCAGCCTTTGTTTTATAAAATCCAAGTGTCATAAACTCAATAGAGTCACCATCAAACGTATAGTGAACTTCATAATCGTCTTTGAATATGGAAGAAAAGGCCTGGAGTTCTTCGAGGAATGTTTTTCCATAAAACTTCGGATTCGGTCGCGGAGTCTTTTCATACGTTGTGGTATGATTACCGCTTATATCCATCTTCGTAAAACAGTGTGCATTCACGAAAAATGGAAGCGGGACACATCCAGACGCATCTGGAAAAAGATGCTCGAGCGCTTTCATATGACCGGGTTTATATGTTGCGTAATAATTCACACTGTATCTCTCCGCCTTGTGAGATGACCTAATAATAGGAGTAGCAACATGAACGGGTTTAGTAAACTGAAAATAGGTCTCTTCTTCTATACCGAGGCCCCAGTAAATTTCATTTGACCCGTATTTATCCTTATATTTTTTATGCTTCTCTAGCACCTTTGCCATTCTACCGGTAGGCCATATAAAACGCAGTAGAGATTCTAAGCAGCAATGGCCTGGGACTCGCAAGAAGCCACACCATTTATGGACGCATGGAAGCATGGAGAGGGACAAGTTGCGCCAGGAACCTCGCTCGGTGACTTTCTGATGAATGTTGCAAAAGATACGCGGTATACGAAGTATCTAGAAATTGGCACGTGGTCTGGTATGGGCTCTACGCGCTGCTTCCATCTTGGATTTCTTGAGCGCGCTGGTCCATTCGTCTTCAAGAGCCTTGAGTGTAACAAGGAGAAGTGCGAGATGGCCGCTATGCACTATACAGAGTATCCTTATATACAGATTTTGAATAGCACCGTGGTTCCAGCAAGCGCCATTCCATCCACCGACGAACTCAAGATGATGTTCGAAGGCCTCGTTGAGCATTGGCACGACGTAGATATGGAGAATCTGGCGACATGCTCCTTCTTGGAGGACCGTGACTTCGACGTCGTCTTCTTGGATGGTGGCGAATACACCACTTATTTTGAGTATAATGAGCTTGTTACCAAGTGCCCTTCTCTGCGGATGATCATATGCGATGATACGAATATGAACAAGTGTAAAAAAGTGAGAGAGGAGCTTCTGGCGTCACCTGATTGGAAGATTCTTGTGGATCGGCCCGATGACAGGAATGGCTGGTGCGCTTTTATCAAAGGAAACTAGGTTTCTCCCTCCTCGTATAGTGAAGAAGACCCCTCTCCTCCTTTGAAGTCCTATAATAGTGACGATAACATTCTATGGCATCATCACTAATCTTATACTCGTCATTCATAGCGATTGCGAATGGCTGTAGACCGATAGAGGGAAGTTCGGGCACATGGGCGAACAGCCACCGCGCGTGTTCTGCACATAGATGGACCTTTCCATATCTGTATGTATATTCATTTCCAATCGCAAGCGCTAGATTACAGGCGAAGAGGTAGTTTTCAACAGAGGCTCGGATCCACCGAGTGCATGGATGGTGAAGATGCACCGGTCTATAGCCCCTCTCACTGGTATTTTTACGGATTGGTGCATCGGCGAAGTGGCTGGGCACATCCAGCACCTTCTGCGCTCTGCTCACACCAATTGCCGACTTGTTATCCAGAAGTGAAGGATGGGCAGAGGTCCAGTGCGCTGAATAAAGCATTTGGCACGCCTCAAGAATCATTTTGACAACGTGTGTGTCGGCATGCGCTTGCGCAGCCTCCACAGGGTTTGCGGAGAGGATGAAGAGATTCATGGTTGGATTTTCTTGTAAAGGAACGAGAGTTCAATTTTATTTTTAAATTTGAGATTACGTTTATATCTACATATGGTAGACTAAAATGTACACTCGCTGTTCGTTGTGTGGAGAGGCTGAACATACCATGATGCGCTGTCCCGACCTCACTGACCCTCTCAGACCCGGATTCAGTGGTGCAGGTGGAGGTGGTGGTCACGGCGATGGCGGCGATGAGAGCCTTGTCCAAGTCTCAGGAAACAAGTTCGGCCTGTGGTGTTCAGACCAGAGGTCCGGATATACAACTGGCACTATCTCTCCCAACACGGCGGCCCACCAGCTGAATGAGCTGTTGGAAATGACGGCACCTGCCCCGCAGCTGCTCATCACGTGGAGCGCAATGAGCTCATTCGGCTCATCGCAAAGCACAACATTCTCTTTCTGAAAACACGACTGTTGTCTGCACCAGACAATATCGTCTGAGAAGATGAGCCACCGCTCCGCCGGTATAAGTGACATACCTTTTTCGTAGTAAGATATGGGTTGAATCCAGTGATAGGTCGGATTCAGTAAATAGTCCCCGCGCCGCACATGAACAAAGGCTGTGCGACTCATCGTAGAATCAAGCTGTATACTTGTAGAGTGGTGAAGAGCGGGAAGAAGCGACGCGCGCAATTCAGGCAGAATAGGCACCAGTTCAGGAAGCGACTGGAAATAACCTTCCAAATAGATTGTCGCAGCCGAGCCAAACCAGTTGGGCATCCATGGCTCAAATGCGCTATATTGTGTGTAGCGAGCAATTGCTGCTGGGCGCACCGTGCTATGCCGATTCCCTTCTACAAACAACTCGGTCACATAATCACGTCTCATTGTATTATGCACATTCTCACCTTGAGTGAACCAGATGGTCCCCCCTCGAACCTTCCGAACAGCGAGACCGGCAGCATATTGAAATATCTGATTGCCAAGGCCACCTTGGAGATGGACTGTTATCATTTCTTGATTTCATGCCAAATTTTTTAAGTCGCTCATATGGTAGTATGAAGGACAAGTTACAACTTTTTCTCTTCTTATCATTCTTAGAGCTCTGGTGGATTGCGGTTTGGGGTATAGTCTATATCTTCATAGAGTATATGGCTAAAAAATCAAAGGCCATCGAGTTATTGCTTTATGTTTCTATGATGGCGGGTGTTATACTTGTTCTTGTGCGAAACCCTGAACTTGTTCCAAAGTTCTAATATTTATCCATAAGGCGGAGTGCGAGGCTCATAAGGCGGGGCGGCCTTCTCACCCTTATCTATTGCTATAACTACAGTCGGAGTTGATAGAATACCACGAACCCTCTCAAGAAGGCTCATTGTATTCTTATAGACGGGCCTAGCAGTCTGGATCGTTGATACAGGTAGAGATGGATACTCCTCTTGATAGGTCCTTGCCTGAAACGCCTTCGGAAATGGCTTGATAAAACCTCTATCAAATATTCGGGTTTCACCAAGTGTGTCAGGGAGCCATAGTCGCATGTCAGCTCGATTTAGTTTTACAGCCTGGTCTTCTAGGTCCTTATCGTCAAGAATGCGGCAGCCACTCATTTTCTACTTCTACGTTTGGAACATTTAGATTCAAATTTGCGATATGTCTTGCGTTTGCGCGTAGATCGTCTACCGCCCTTCGCAGCCTCGATAATAGGCTCTGCATAAAGCTGCTCGGCAACTCCTTGCATGACTTTTTCAATTACATTATAAAAGGCCCCGTTAATCTGATTGTCAAGGCTATGACGCAGGCGAAGAACTTGCACACCTCTTATACGATTATTAATATCGGGCACTAGGGCAAAGCCTGGCGGCGCTCTCTGAGACTTTGATAGTGCAGTATCTACAAATGCAAGTTTCGGCGCCTTGTCGTGTGCAGCTCCGTCACAATCTAAGAGAATACATCCTGGCCTATTATCACCTAGCTCTCCGTGGTCACATTCAGAAAATCTCGCCTGTGTCGCAATAAGTTCCGTGTGTCTTAGACTCTGATTGTGCGTGGGGCAGTGGCCAACGACGACTAAAGAATATGGCAGAGCGTTTACTAAATCACAGCTCCCACCACTCTTTGTCGAATATAAACGCGTCCATAGCGGGCTTCCAAGTGGTGATCGCTGAAAATCATCTTCATACCATATTTTTGGAGTATTAGCAACCAAATCACCTCCTTTGGTAATTTCCTCTTGAATATGAATAAGACTATCGGTGTAATCAACTGGCTTGCCATAGTAATCACCAAGTCCGTGTAATCCTCCGTGAACACATGCAACCTCTCGTTTATCTCCGTCTTGAATTGAAAGAAAATAAAAGGGGCAATTTCTGTAAAATTGTAAAAGAGCGCCCATTCTCACTCCAGGGCGGTCAAGAAAAAACGTCTTGGATGTGGCGTGCACATATGTGTCATATAAGTATGTGCCCAACCCACTAGTCATTAAGTTACCAACCGCTATTATGCTCTCCAGATCGTGGTTTCCGATTGTGAATATTACATTAGATTCGGCGGCAAGCGCACGAATACGTATATTGTGTAAAAAGGCATGCAATAAAAACTCAAAAGAACCTCTGGTATCGTCAACATCGCTAAAAGACCACCCAAATTTTCTTCTACCGTCTACAATATCGCCAACAAGCACAACCAATATACCAGGGCCTCCTATCCATCTTGTCTCTGTAATCATACGAGGGTTGTAGATATCTTCAGTATAAGGGTCTAAATCTCTCGATATAAGATTAGCATCCTGAAGAATCTGTATAAACTTACGATAATCCGCGTGAATATCGCTTGTTATATAGACTGTTGGATACTTGTTCGCATCTATAATATAATTTATAGAAAATAGTTCACGTGCAGCCAGAAGTTTAGGACGTATACGCGTTTGTGCCGCTACCATATTAATTTGTGGGCCACCAGCCGCCGCTTCTATATCTTCATTTGTAAGAAGGGGGTCAACGGCCGCCATATATTATTATAAGAGATAATTATAGAATGTCCGGACTTGTGCTCGTCTGGGACATGGATAATACTCTAGTAGGGAATTATTTTGATGTAGAAAACAAGTCCGAAAAGGACATACTGTATTTGAATAGAAATGCAGTAGCAGTCTTACAAACGGCCGTCAATGCAAAGACGCGGGGCAACGTTGACGCGATTTTCATGCTCACGAATAACGCCGACAAGCAGTTCATTGAGTATGTTCATGAGAGACTGAAAACAAGATTAGATGTGCCAGTTGTCTTTGATTACATTATGGACAGAACACATGAAACGAGGACTCCTTCAGATGATCCACCGAAACGCTTGAAAGATGTTGAGTATATGATGGAAGCAGTAGGATTACCTACATATAACTTGGCAAACCGCGTCTTCTTCTTTGACGATATTCCGGACCATAAAATCCTCGCTGAAATACCGCCTGCACATTATATTCACATTTTTCCTCGGTTTGAACCCTTTACACAGGACCAGACGGATTTCAAACCCCTTCTTGACGCGATTTCGGCGCGTGGTGGCGGGCGTCGTCGCCGCCGGCCCAGCACGAGGAAGACGCGCGCTAAGAAGCGTAGCGGCAATAAGCGTAGTGGCAAGATGAGTAAGAAAAATTTGACAAACATGTTGCACGATATGTAGGTATGTACTCCCTCTGTATTGTAGAATCTCCCGCAAAATGCGGCAAAATCCAGGGCTTCCTAGGCCCAGGATGGAAGGTCATTGCTACAATGGGGCATATCCGTGCTCTGGAGGAGACGGTGGATGCGGTCGGACTTGACAGGGATTTCCAGCCGCGCTACACGTTTATCAAGGAGAAGGGTAAGGCGATGTCTGGTATCAAGGAGGCTGCCAAGTCGGCCCACACTGTCTATTTGGCGGCGGATGATGACCGTGAGGGCGAGGCTATCGCTTATAGCGTGGCTGTCCTTCTAGGTCTTGACCCAGCAAAGACGCCTCGGGCCGTCTTTCACGAGATTACGAAGGATGCTGTGACGAGGGCTGTTGCAAATCCGCGCCGCCTAGACATGAATCGTGTAGAGGCACAACAGGCGAGGGCCGTCTTGGATATGATGGTCGGCTTCACGATTAGCCCGATTCTCTGGAAGTGCGTTGGACCTGGTCTCTCGGCTGGCCGCTGTCAAACCCCTGCGCTTCGTCTTCTTGTGGACAGGGAGAGGGAGATTACGACGTTCTCGGCGCAGACTAGCTGGCGGATTTCAGGGGTATGGACAGCAAATAACCTTACATTCCCAGCATCCCTCTATGATGAGTTGGAGGATGAGGAATCCGCCCTGAATTTCCTGGAGAACATCCATGCAGACACGCGCGGCGAAGTCCTGTCTACGAAGACGGTGCCGAGGACGGCCGCGCCTCCTAAGCCTCTCATTACCAGCACTCTTCAGCAAGAGGCCAGCGCCCTCTTCTCGTATCAGCCGAAGTCTACAATGAAGTCGGCTCAGAAGCTGTATGAGCAGGGACATATCACGTATATGAGGACGGACTCAACCTATATCTCTGAGGAGGCGACTGCAGAGGCACAGGAGTATGTGAAGGCGACGTTTGGCGCGGAGTATGTGGGAAAAGCGCAAGCGTCTGTAAAGAAGAGTAAGGCAACGGCGCAGCAGCCTGCGGCGCAAGAAGCGCACGAGGCTATCCGCCCTACGCACATGGACCTCACAGATCTTCCAATG